GGTATCCGGGAGGGGTAGCCCCGGGGAGGGGTGGGTAGTAGAATTGGGGGTGTGAACTGGAGAGAGTGTCTGAAGAGCTTGGCTTTAGCAGGTATCGCAGGTTTCCTGGCGGTATCCAGCTATTGGGAAATACCCGGATGGCTAATCGGAGTCTCAGTGGCCATCTGTGTCCTCACCGTCTACGCGCTCGGGATCCATACCGGGCGGGGAAGAGGCATCAGTGAACTGGAGAGACGAGGAGTACGACAAGGAGATCGCCAAGATCTACGACACACCAGGAAGCAATGAAGATCGGTTGCGCTTGGTGATCTCAGCTCTCAGGTACCGGATCAACGTCCTGGAGGATCTCGTTCACCAACTAGAGGCGGCGAATGCGTGGCTCCGTACCGACCAGCAAGGAAGGACCAGATGACCTACACCGACAGCGAGATCGTGGCCATGACCCAGCAGTACGCACAGACTCACGACGGCCTGTACGTCACGCACCTCGCGTACGAGGAGATCAACCGTCAGGGGGCAGCCGGCCGCCAATGGGTCGAGTGCCCGAACTGTGGTGACCCGTACCCTCTGGACAAGCCAGGAGCCAGCCTCGACGTGTGCGGCCAAGGAGTGCTTCGACTCGTACGTGGCCTACCTCAACGAATCGATCCATAAGTGAACAAGTCTCGACTCAGGCGCCGCGAACAAAAGTGGCGGCGCTACATCGAGAAGTGCGTTCGGTTCGGGGCATTTCCGGACCGGACGCTATGGCAACGTCGGTACGCATGGTGGTTCTACCAGTACGACCGGAGAGGAAGGCCATGATCGGATTCCTGGAAGCCTTCGCCGACTGGGGATGGGCCTGGATGTGTGTCGGGCTCCTGGGGTTCGTGGTCATAGTGATTGGCTTCGGCCGGGATGACTGACGAGATCCTGGCGCGCTACCGGGGCTGGCTCCTGAAGGTTTCAGTGGAGCTGGCCCCGAAGCGTCCCAACGACTGGCTGGACCTGGCCCAGGAGGGCTGGATCGCCATGTGGAAGGCCCTGAAGACCTTCGACCCGGGTCGGGGCGCCGAGGCCAGCTACCTCACCACGGCCGCCAGGCTGCGGATGGTGGACTGTCTACGCCGGGACCTGTGGACAGGTACCCCAGGAGCCCGTGGACACCGTAGAGACGCTCCTGCGGTGCCAGTCGACCCAGACTGGGACTGGGTGGATGAGCTGGTCAGCTCCGACGCGGTGTACGCCGAGCTGGAGGCCGCCTACCACCACGGGGAGATCGCGGCGGCCCTAGATGCTCTGCCGGTACGGGACCGAGCATGGATCTACAAGCACATCATTTGCGACAGTGGCCGTTACAGCTGGCGCCACCACCCAATGGATGCCAAGTTGCGAGAGATCTTGCAGGCCAGACTCAGTCATCTCCGAGAGATGTGAGTCGTAGATGGTGGAGCTGGGGGCGCACCATCCGTGAGCGGCGGTGATGAACCCGCTCATGGCCGGCACGTAGGTCAGCAGCGGACGCTCAACCACGCGAAGCTCAGGCTCCGGGAGCTGGGTCGCCACGACACCGAGCCCGAGAAGTTTCAGAAGTCCCCTACGATTCATGAAGGTACGGTACCCTACATGGAGATCATCTGTGGGCACTGTGGCCGGCCATGCGACGACTGTCTGAGCACAGTCAACGATGTCTCGGTCTGTCACCCCAAAGAACCTGGTCGCCCCGACTGCTACCGGCTCGTCACCCTCTATCGCCACGAACTCAACGACTGCAAGTGGTGCAAGATCGCTTTAGGTACAAGTATCGATATGAAGGAGACGCCGTGATGGTGCGTCGGTTCCTGGTCGTTCTCCTCCTCCAGGCCCTCGCCGGAGTCATCATCTGGCAGGCCGGAGACACCCCAATGTGGAACTTAGAGGCATGGGTCTATCTGGGCGTTGTGATCTTCCTGTGGACGGTGGCCTGGAACATCATGTTCCCCATGCCCCCGACACGGAGGAACCCCCCAGACGAGTGATCCGGGGGGTTCCTCGATTTACGGATACAGCGGCCTGTTCGTGTCGATACGGAGATCATCAGGCCCGATGTGTTTGTCTGCTGCTAGATCACCATTGCCTTCAGGAGCGGAACCAGAGATGCCACACGAGCACTCCCACCAATCCCGACCAAGTTCGGTATACAGGTAGATCTTGTGTTCTTCCCTCATTGCGTCTCCTGTCAGCGTTCGAACTTCCGGCGGATCCTCCACATGAACCATGATGGATCGAGCCACCGAGTCACGTACGGCAGGACCACCACGTTGCAGGTATCGCAGCTGTGGAACCGCCAGCGCCAGAGTTTCTTGCGCGTCGTGTGGATCTTCCCGTTGTCACAACGGTGCCGTTTGGCGTGGTACATACCTCCGCCAGTCCAGCCAGGACAGTTGTGGTACTTGTCGTAGCAGGGTCTACTCAGCCTCATATCGCTCCAGCTCCTGTAGGAATTCACTGGCAATGGTTCGCCAGTAACGCTTGATCTCTGGTGCCATATTCCTCCAGAACGTCTCAGGACCGCTGCTTAGATCAAGCAATTTGCCTGTTCCGACAACATTCCAGGCCAGATGCTTAGCCATCCTGAGTTCCTTGGACTCCTTCTTCTTCATTCTGGTTCCTTCACTGGATCGTCGTAGCTGGCGTTCACGGGCTCGCAACCACCATCCAGGTAGTTCACTATCTCTTCCTGATACAGGTCATAGGCGAGCTTCTCGCGCTCGTCAGGAGTCAATGGATCCCACTCCTCGCGGTCTATCTCGAACTCTCCTTTTCGCTGAGCGTTCACGAGACCAATCGACAGAGTCCAACGGATACGAATTGGGTCGCTCATCTCTTCCTCCTTAGGTGAGGCCCGTCCCCCCTGAGGAGGACGGGCCCTCGATCACACTGCCACCGGCTCCTCAATCGTCGGAGCACGGAGCTTGCCGACGATCGCCGCCGCGTAGTTGTAGCTGGAGTCCGCCAAAGTGGCGATTTCCTTCACGTCCAGGTCCGGGGACCGCGCCAGGATGGCCGCGATCCGCTCCTTCTTGGAGGGCTCCTCCTTCTTTGGGACTGGGACCTCCTCCTTGGGCTTGGAGATCTTCAGCGCCCCGCCGGCCTGGTAGGCCTCCAGGTTGCGAATCTGGATGCCCAGCTCGATCAGCGAGATCGAGCCCACCACCATCAGGGCGTCGATAGCTCCAGGGAGGAGCATCGCCGTGTAGTGGTCTCCTGTCTGGTCCCAGAAGGCTTGCCGCTGGGCCCGGTAGGAGATGAAGGCCATGATGACCGCGATGGCCGTCGTGGCCGCTACGCGAGCGAACTTGAACACTCGGCTCGCTTCGGGTCGGAGTGGGATCCTGCTCACTAGCTCGAAGGCCAGGAACAGCATCACCGGGGCAGCTAGGGCGATCGCAATCCCGACTGCGGTCTTCCTCGCGTGGAGGACGTTACCGCCGGCCGAGGCCACGAAGCCCACGATCATGACTCCTCGGCTGAGGTGACTCAACCACCGGAGTTCGTTCAGTTTCTTGTCGAGCGTCATTGCGTCCCCCTTTCAAAGGGATGTGAAATGAGTGGGGACCGGAGCCAGGACACCGTATCGGTGTACCACGTTGCTCCGGTCCCGTAATCATACACACACCCAGGGGTGGGGTGCAACTGCTACTTCCGTCGCCTCCACGGCGGGAGGAGCTTGTTCTTGCGTCCCTTGTTGTACGCCTCCGTGACCTGCTCGGCCACGGCCATCGCCACCCTCATCTTGCGGAGAGCCGCCAGCTGCACGGCGTCGGTGTGTAGCCCCATCGGGCCGCCCTGATAGGACTTCAGGCAGGTCTCCAGACGCTTCAGGTCCAGCAGACTGCCGTGCTCGCTGATCAGGAACGCCAGGCCCTGAAGCAGTACAGCGTTGCCGCCGTCCCGGTCAGTGCCCCACGCACGGGTGATCGTCATGATCACCGCTTGGAGCAGGTCCGGCTCAAACTCCAGCTTCTTGGACAACCGGTAGATGCTTTCGAGCGCACCCACGCACTGCAGGGTGCCGTTTTGGGTGGAGGGGCCGATGGTCCAGCCGTAGGACTTGACCATGTTGGTGATGTCGATGGCCCCCTCATCCCCCGCAACCACCCGCACACGGAACTTCTCCAGAAGAGAAGGTTGGTTGCCAGCGTTGAGATCCAGGAACATCTGCGCCTCTTCGGCCAACGTGAGACCCGAGAACACATGACAGAGGACCTCACCCTCGTTGTCGGTCAGCTCCTTCACCACCTGGACCCGGTGCTGGCCGTCCAGCACCACCGTGGTCACCTTGTTGCGTCGTGAGCACGTGATGACGCCCAGCGCGCCAGGGTTGTAGTTGGCCTTGATCCGCTCGACCTTCTTGAGGTCGATGTTGTTTCGCTGGACCTCACGGTCGATCTCCAGGTCACCGACCAGGATCCACTCTTCCGTGAACTTTGCTTCATCCGTCATAACTGTTCAGTTCCCTCTCTAGGGTGTGGATCACTGTGGAGAGCCGTTTCCGGCCTTTGCGTAGCTCCACAAGGGAGCGTTCTAGGTCCTCTGCTGGAATACCAACCGGACCACTGGCCATTTGCTCGCCAGCTCTGATGATGTTGAGCAGTGAGCGGGTGAGATTGTCCAGTACCTGAACCGTTTCGATCTGTTCCTTGGACGTTCGGGTTACTGGCTTGGCGACTCGCTTGATCCTCGAATAAGCCATGTGATACGTCAGTTCATTGCGACGTACCGCATCGAGGAGTTGGGCCCCTTCCTCGCCTGAGCGACGGAGGGTACGATAGATGAGTTTAAACCTCTTGATCTCATTGACACTGAGACCGAATGTCTTGCCGATCAATTCAGATGCGGTCAAGAAATCTTGCTCGGTGGCATCTTTTCCTCGACGAGCCAGGAATGCGATACCCCTGCGTCGTTCAACAAGAGGTTGAAGGTCATCGAGGATTTCTCCCAGTCGAACTGGATCCAGCAGTGCGGGCATCGACTTCGTCAGAAGGTGACAAGCCTCAGCCAGGTCATCAGTGATCATCGCTTCGATCGTTACGTAGCCGAGCAACTCTGACGCTTGAAGCCGCGCCAATCCATCGATGACCATGTATCTACTCTGGTCGATCGTGTTGATGTCCACCTTGCCGCTGAGCAGCTCCGAGTACTGGTCGTAGACCAGAATGGGATGCTTCATCCCATGATCCCGGATGTCCACGGCGAGTTCCTCGATCCCGGCCTTAGACAGACGGGGCTCACGCTCGTTGCCGACCACACACTGCCGAGTCATGATTCGTGTATTCACTACACCTCCCTTACTGACCTCACCCAGGGGTGGGTCGGTTGTAATGGCTGAAGCCTATATCCGATACGGGGCAACGTCAAGGGCTGATAGTCCCCAGAATCCCGGCCCCGTCCGTACGGCCGATACCGACCCAGAAAGTGTGGCCCACCTTCTCGTGCGTGAGGTGCGGGAAGTTGGACTGCAAGCGGTTGAAGAAGCGGCGCCTACCCACTCCTCGCTCGCCCACCTCCCGCGACCAGGCCAGGTACATGGCGAAGATCTCCGACGTCCGGATCGACTTGCTCGGATCCATGGTCAGGATTCCGTCAGTGATCTTCTCGTCGACGAACTGGGCCACCGAGTCCGACTGGGCCCGTTGGTCGGCCACCATCGCCCGCACCGGTTCCGGCTCGCCCAGACCATTGGCCTGGTAGTCGCGCAGACCGGCCAGGAGCCAGTTCAAGATCCCATCCCGCTCCGGGGCCAGAGTCCGGCGGGCCATGTCGGAGCGTTCCCCGTCGCCGATGAACACGGTAAGGAACGGGATGAGCTTCACCCGACGCCAGATCGCGTCGTCATCGGAGGAGAACTTCGGTGGGTTGTTGGTGGCTACCCACAGCGTGCACTGAGGGGTCCACTCAGTGAAGTCCTCGTACAGGCTGCGTGACCGGATCTGATCACGACCAGAGATCCTTTTGATCAGGTCCTCGTCGAACAGGGTGCCCACCGAGGTCTCCGAGGTGCTCACGAACCGCTTCCCTCGCAGGCCGTGAAGGTCAGGGCTGGCTCCGGCGCCACGATCAGAGGTCTTGAACGTCGAGGCCGCCGCCGTGGTCCCGTAACCCCCGAATAGCTCGCGCATCGTCTCGGTCAGTGTCGACTTGCCGGTACCGGACGGTCCGTGGATAAGGAAGACGCACCGCTGGTCAGCGTCACCCAACAGCGTGTAACCCAGCGCTCGCTGCACATAGGACCTGATGCTGGGGTCTGGCAGAGCGGAAGCCATGAACGCCTCGAACTCAGGGCACTGGGCCTGCGGATCGTAGCGAGCATTGAAGAGTTTGGTCATCATCAGAGACTTGTCGTGCGGTAGGAGCGTTCCGTCCTGGAGATCTAGGACACCGTTGCCAAGGTTGACTAGATGACGGTGCGAGTCGAAGTCTTCAGCGAACACAGTGATGCCTGGCAGGGAGCGTAGTAGATCGATTGCTGCTCTCAGGCGTGGAGCGCTACGACTCTTGGCTGCCCATTTACGTACCGTTTCGTCCTGAGATTTCCGCATCTCGTCGGTGCACGCTATCCAGGCTTGAGCCAGTTCATCGGACCGATCTAGTTTCCAACACGTATCTTTCCAGACATACCATTTCTTCTCTTCATAAAGATATCTAAATCTTCCTTCAATGTTGTAAGCCAGGCGCATCGCATTCCCAACGTCGTCGCACGTGAACGTCACATCTAGCGGTTCAGATACGTTACTCGGGATCGGTTCTGGTTCGAAGTCAGCGATCTCTACCCGTGGCGTCCCCCAGCGCCCGGCCAGTTCCGACGCGGCGGCCTTCATGTCCCCGTTGTGGAACAGGTAGGCGTAGGCCCCGAACTTGGTGTACGAGGTCTCGGCCTCCAAACCCTCCACCGCTGTGGAGAACACGTACAGGAGCCCAGAGCCTTTGTAGTTCACCGTGGCGGAGTGGCCATCCCGAGGGTGCTTGCCGGGACGAACCCAATACTCCTCCTCACCCATCCGGTGGGACATGACCCAGCCCTTGGCGGAGAGCAGCTCGCCGAACGTGATCGTGTCCGCCCAGCGGTCACCAGGTCTCAGGTCAAGAGCACCAGCCGCGCTCGACCCAACGGGGGAGGAGGGGAGCGCGGCTGGTAGCTGTTGGGGAGGCAGAACTGAGGGCATCTCGTCCAGGGCATCGTATAGGGCCTGGTGGAGTGTGCACCGTTCCTCCCAGGTGATAAACGGGAGAACACCATACTCTCCTGCGATCCTTACCCAGGGCTCACCCGAAGGGTGACAGCCTCCAGGGCTCGGTGCTGTGATGACGTAGCCACCCTCACCCCGTGTCTCGGCCAAGACCTTGACAGTGTCACCAGGGCGTTCGATCAGTTCCTCAGCGGTGGCCGGCCGGCGGGCAATCTTGGTGTTGCCAGGGACTGGGTGGTCGGAGATGCGGTAGAGGAGGTGAATACCACCGGTAGGTGACATCTCGGTGAATCCGTTGTGACTTGTCAGGAATTCCCACACATGTCGGATGCCAAGACGATCACAGTGGTTCAGGATCTCCGTCAGGGTGGCGCCGTGGGTGGCCCGGCCCTCCAGCTCGGTCATCTCCAGATTGCCCGACACAGACCCGCAGATCAGGGCGATTCCGTACTGTGAGCGACCGTTGCCCCACCATTCGTTGACCTCCCGCAGCGTCGGGGCCTTGACCTGGTACTGAGCCCAGCTACGGTCGGGACGCTTGGATTGATTGGCGGGAATCGGTAGGACACTGACTCCAGCCTGTTGCCAACTTTGGGCCACTTGGGCTACGCTCACGCCAGTTCCTTTCCTAGGGGGGCCTCGGCAGTTTTCGGCCCGCGAGGCCCCCTTTTCAATGCCCGAAGATCCCCGGTGGAGGTCATCCTCCTCCATCAGACCTTCCTGGCGCTACACCCCACGAAGACATTGACTAAGTCCCATATTTAGATGTGTCTGTGAAGCCATTTTGTTGCGTATCGCGCAACTCAGTACCCGTACGTCTCCTTCTCCTGAGCCATCTGTTCGGCCTGGGTCATCGGCCGGGGTGGCGCTGGCGGGTACTGCACCGGCGGGGCGCTCCGGGGCTCCTGGGCTGGCCAGTACTCTTCCGCCGGCATCCAGGCAGGTTGCTGTGGCTGTGACGGCAGAGGTGTTGCCCAGGCCGGTGGTGGCCCTTGGGAAACCTGTTGCTGAGGCTGGGGGGTCGACACCGTCACCGGTACTACTACCGGTGACGGTTCCGACACGACGAAGTCTGGGTTCGCCATGAACCAACCATTTGCTTTCGCAACAGCTTGCGGGTTACTCATCATGTCGATCAACTGATACGGAGGCTTGCCCCCCTGGGTGGCCACGTCCGTGGTCATGGCCACCAGGATGGGGAGCTTCTTACCGATCTTGGGCTTCAAGTCCCGGATGAGCCGAGCCTGGCGCCACCACGACTCGCGTCCGATCGCACCAGTGTCGAGGTCCACCACGTCCACGATGATCACATCGGAGGGACGATCCGGGCGACTGTACTGAGTCGGGCTGTTCGGAATGTAGCTGATCGCCCACACCAGGAGGAGGTGACCAATCAGCTTGTCCGGGTTCAGTCCTGCGCCACCACCAACGAAGGTTTCGAATTCCATCTCTGCTCCTGTACTGTTCCGGTTGTTACCACCCGGTCCCCCAGGGGCCGGGTTTTCCTGTTTCTGAGACCTGAGGAGCCGGTCACCGATCTCAGTAGGACTGAGGCTCTCCGGTGAGTTCATGAATCAGCCGCTCAGTCTCGACGGTCTTGCTCTGCCACTTGGTAATCATCTTCCCGCAGTGGTCGCGGTACTGCATGAGCCGGGCCACCATGTTGTACCACTCGGCGGTTCCCTTCTCTGGTAGCGTCTCCTCCTCGTCGAGTTCTTTCGCCTCGTCAAGATCCTGAGGCTCGATACCCTCAGCGGCCAGGACATCCTCGGTCATTCGCTCCTTCTTCCTTTGGTTTCATGGAGTTGTACCACGGGCAAAACCCGCAACTATTGGAGGGAACAGCATCAATCTGTTCCCATTTATGTGGATGTATCGATGTCTCCAGGGAGACAACTTTACGGGCAATGTTGTACATCCTCCCCAGTGCGTGCTCAGCTACGGATCTGTCGTACTGCCCAGTCCATACGTACATGTCTTTCAGGCGACCGGCCCTCGGAAGGAAGACTAACGCCACCCTCTTCACCGGCCAGCCGGCACGTTCATACCCGTAGCCGTAGATCTGGGTCTGGATGATGTATCCGTCGGAGGGTCCCCCATCCCGTAGCTTCTTCATGACTGTGGGGCCGGCGGTCTTCCAGTCGATCACAGTGTGTTGCTCGTGCCAGAACAGATCCGAGTGACCCTGGACGAACTTGTTGATGGACAACTTCGTCTCGGTGGACCAGTCCTCAGAGTTGTGGCAGTCCATCCACAGCCTCACGCTCTGGTCCAGCCAGGAGTGGACAGCTGTCCCCACAATCGCGGCCCACGGATCGAACTGGGTGTTGACAGGTGGCACCTCCCCGAGCCGGTAGCCGATGCGCCGGTCGCAGGGGTCACCGATCTCCGACGGTCCGATCTCGACCTGCTTGGCCCGAGGATTCCATGAGTCAGCCCAGCGGATGATCTCGGTGAGTTGGTGCTTGAGCATCGCGGCGAACGGGTCGTACTCATTCCCGAGAGGTTCGAACGGTGGGGCGCACGAGGGGTGCGAGGTCTGTCCCTCCTCGATGAGCGGGGTCATCTCCTGACCGCAGTAGACGCACGCGATCATTCGCCCTGCCTAAGGACGTTGAGGACCTTCTTCTCCACCCACAGGCCGAGGATGCCAAGATCCACGGCATTGAACTTCTCGTCGCGGTACTGCTTCAGGAGCAGCTCCTGGGAGATCCCCATCATGGTCGAGGCGATGTACAGGGGAACCAGGTCCGTCATGTCGATCTTCAGGACTGACCGAACGTAGTCAAGCTCCGCCACAGAGTTGCTGTAGAACCGGCCGAGCCTGGTCGCGGTCTCCGCCCACAGGTTCACCTCCGGTTTCTTCTCCCAGGAGGTGTAAGTGATCGGTGACGTGTGTAGCAGTTCCGCCATGGCTGACCGGGTCAGGCCAAGCTCCTCCCGGAGCTGTTTGAGGCGCCCGCTAGCCACGATGTCGCGGCCGAGCTGCTCCTCTTTGGCAGTCAACTGGACCCTCCCCTCTTCCCACCCCACGGTGGGGTGTGATCACTCTAGCGGGGAGGTACGACAAAAAGAAGCACCCCCGGGGACGTCCTGGGGGTGCTTCTTGGAACCGTCGCTCAGGGGGTGTCGGGCGTGACCTCAACCGGAGGACCAGCCACGATCGTGACCCGCTCCGCGAGACCTGCCATGACGATGATCTGGAGGTCTCCGGTGATGACGGGGACACCATCGACCGAGACCGCAACATGGACCGTCGCGGTACCGAGCACACCCACCGCTGCCGCCACGGCGGTGCCGTCACCGTTGTCAGTCAGGTTGATGACGGTCGGGTCGTCAACCGTGTATACGGCCGTGGTACCGGCTGGCGTCGGAACCGGGTTGTCCATCTCGTCGGTGAACTGGAGGGATAGAGGAATTTGCTTGTCTGCCTGGAGATCCATGGCAACATCAAACCTTCCTGTTGAGGCAAAGTACGGTGGGGGTTTGATTACCCTGTCCGCTGGTGTGGTATCCGTGGCGACGCCGATGTGCCACTTGATGCGGAAACGACGGAGTCCCTTGACGTGGAGGTTAACGGACAGGACTGCATCGCCCAGGTCTACATCGATGGCTGGTCCCTCCTAACGTGTCTACGGACCAATTATCATCGACTCTACGACAAAAGGAAGATCCCCTCCGCCAACAACGGAGGGGATCTTCCCGGGGAACCATGTCTTGTCTAATCTACTCCTCTTCGTCTTCGTTGTCGTCTTCCAGTAGCGCCTGGCTGTAGAGGATGGGCATGTCCCACCCGATCTCCTGGAGACGTCGCAGGGATGCCCGGACAGCCGTGGCGCCACGACCCCAGAAGACCGTTTGGTTGGTAGCAGACTCGATAGCTTCCGTCCATCCTCGATCCGTCCTGAGGAATGGGAGGAGGCTCGACAGGACCACAACCATCGCGGCTCCGGTGATGGTCCAGCGGGCGATCTCAGGCATTACAAGATCCTGGTCACCCACATGGATGTGGGCCTCGGGACAGTGCTCGTGGCAACTACGTCGCATGAACTCTGGCTTCACCTGTGCCGACTGGAGTTCCGGACTGGTACCGGTTAGTTCAGATAGTCCTCGGATGATGGCCATTTCCTTGGTCTCCACGATGAGGACAATCTGGAGGGTCTTACGAGTCTTATTGTTTTTGTATACAACACGTCCCTTGAAGTCGATGATGCCGGCCATCCAGCCCAGCTTCTGCATCGGTATCGCCATATCCGTTTCCTCTCCGATGGAAACAGGGGACCGGGCACGGAGGGACCCGATCCCCTGTTCTCTCACCCACTCGGACCAGCGAGCTGTGTGTGAGAAGCCCATGCTACCCCCACCCACCCCTGGGATACCAGCTCAGTCTTGCGTCCACCAGTAGAACGCCCGTACTGTGATCATGTGGGACATTCCCTAGCGGAACGTGTCGCCGCTCTCCCAAGAAACCTCCGGGACGAGTGGATCGCGACCCTGCCCTCAGAGATCGTCGGGGAGATGCTCCGCAACGAGTGGTGGTATGTCGCCCGGCCCGAACAGATGCCACCCAAGGGTGACTGGCTGGTAGCCCTGGCCCTGGCCGGTCGTGGCTGGGGGAAGTCCCGGGCCGGGTCGGAGTGGTTGACGGAGCAGGTACTGAAGCACCCGTTCGACCGGTCCGGCCAGCCAACCGAATGGCTACTCATCGGTGAAACGTTGGCGGACACCCGGACGATCTGCCTGGAGGGACCGGCCGGACTGCTGCGGGTACTCAACCGAAAGGGTGTCAACCACCGGTACAAACAGTCACCCCGTCCCATGATCCTGTTCCCGGACGGCGCCAAGATCTATGCCGAGGGAGCGGACGACGAGGACGTTGGTCGTGGCTACAACGCCGCCGGAGCCTGGGTCGATGAGATCTGTAAGTGGCCTAAGCCCTATGAGTCCTGGTATGAGGGGATCCTCCCCTCTCTACGTACAGACCTCATAGATGATCACCCCCGGTGCTTCGCCACCACCACCCCGAAGCCGATCAAGCTCCTCCAGGAGTGGCTGAAGAGAGCCGACGGGACCATCCACCTGATGGGTGGGTCGACCTTCGACAACGCAACCAACCTGTCCGCGCACGTTCTGCGGGAGCTGAAGCTCCGCTACGCCGGCACCGACCTGGGCCAGCAGGAGCTGTACGGGAAGATGCTGGAGATCGGCTCTGGTGCGCTGTTCAAGCGCGGGGACATTGAACGCAACCGGGTCACGGAGGTTCCAGACGAGATCATCTCCACTGTGGTGGGCTGTGACCCTAACCTGACCGGGGAAGACGCCACCTTCGGGATCATTGTGGCCGCCCGGACAACCAAGAACGAGATGTACGTGCTGTCCGACTCGTCGGTGAACTTCACTGGTCGCCAAGCCGCCATGGCTATTTGGCGGGCCTGCGCAGACTTCAAAGCTGACCTGGTCGTATACGAGGAGAACCTGGGGAAGCGGTACTTGTTCGAGGTGCTCCGTGACACCTACCAGGACTCGATAGATATAGGACTGTTCCCACGGCACACGTCTCCCCCCATGAAAGCAGTGCACGCGAAGCACGGTAAGAAAACTCGTGCGGAGCCTGTGGCCCTACGTGGAGAGCAGGGACGCCTCCACATGGTGGGCACGTTTGAAGAGCTGGAAAACGAGATGGTGATGTTCGACCCGGAGAGCACCCGAGAATCCCCGGACCGGATGGATGCCCTCGTTCATGCCTGCCTTCACCTCATGGCTGGGGAGCGTCGGAGAATGGGTGCTGGGGACCCGTCGAAGTACAACCTCGGGTGGGATCAGGGCGTCTACGGGATCGCCAACCTGATCTGAGAACTATCCCTTGATACCAGCTGGACCATATGCTATGTCCATGCTGATCATCGCTTTAGTCGTTAGTGCCCTTGCGGTCGCGCGACTGACGCGCCTCCTCGTGGAGGATCAGCTCACGGTCGGCTACCGACGCTGGGTGGTGAACAAGTGGGGCGAGAAGTCGATGGCTGCCTACCTTGCTCATTGTCCTTGGTGTACCTCTGTCTGGGTGGCTGTCCCGGTAATGCCGGTCGCCGTCCTGTTTCCTAACCAATGGGTGATCGCCGTCTTGGCTATCCCTGCCGCCTCGCACGTGACCGGTCTATTCGCGGACCGGAAGGAGTAGCCCATGCGTCTGGGCAGGCAGAAGGCCAACACAGTCGCCTCACCGGCCCCCCACGATTCACCACCCAGTCTCGTAGCCTCGGCCGCCCGGATTCGTTCCCTCGATGGGATGGGATGGCGTAGTTACAAGTTCGGTGATGACACGTGGCAGACGGAGGCGTGGCGACTCTACGACATCATCGGTGAGCTTCGGTTTGTCGCCAACTGGATCGGTTCAGCCTGCTCCCGGGTCCGTATCTATGTCGCCCAGGTGGATGAGAACGGCCGGGTCCAGAAAGAGGTCACCAACAAGAAGATCGCCGGCCTCGCTGACTCTCTCTTCGGTGGTCCACCCCACAAGGCGGAGGCTCTCCGAGCTCTGGGGATCAACCTCACCATCGCTGGTGACGCCTACGTCATCGGTCGGGGCACCGACTATGAGTCTGACGAATGGTTCGTGCTGTCCTGCTCGGAGTTGAAACGGTACGCCCGGACCGGTGTCGTAGAGATGACGACCTACGACGGAACACCGGAGAAGCTGAACCCAGAGACGGACATCATCATCCGGATGTGGACTCCCCATCCCCGGCGAGGACTCTGGGCTGACTCCCCGACCCGGGCCGCGATGCCGATGCTGTGGGAGATTGAACGCCTCACCCGATATGTGTTCGCCCAGATTGACTCCCGGCTGTTCAGTGCCGGCCTCCTGCCCATCCCCAAAGAGACTTCTTTCCCGGACGACGACACAGAGATCCCGGGTGCTGAGGGGCTGACCAGTCTTCTGATGAAGGTCGGATCCACCGGCCTGAAAGGTGAGGGCACGGCGGCCGGGGTCATGCCCACCATCGTGGAGATGCCGACCGAAGCTCTCGGGAAGATCGAGCTGGTCACGTTCGGCTCTGACCTGTCGAAGCAGGCCATGGATCTGCGGGCTGAGGCGTTGAGACGGTTCGCCCTCGCCATGGACATCGACCCGTCGATCCTGACAGGAGCCGGGGAAGCCAATCACTGGGGAGCGTGGCAGATCATGGAAGGACAGATCAACGTCCACATTGTACCGTTGATGGTTCGGATCTGTGACGCCCTGACGACTGCCTATCTCCAGCCGGCGCTGAAGGCGATCAAGGAAGACCCGGATCGCTACGTCTTCTGGTACGACACCGCACCACTGACGGTGCGGCCAGAGCGTCTCAAAGACACCCGGGAGATGTACGACGCGGGTCTGGTCTCTAAGGCCACCGTTCTCCTGTCCGGTGACTACAAGATCTCCGACGCCCCCGACGACACCGAAGACCTACTTCGCTTCACCCGGGAACTGATGCTCCGCGACCCGAACCTCTTCCAGATCGCGGCAGTCCGGAAGGTGGCTGGCTTCACCGAGGAGATCCTCCCCGCTGGCACTGTCGTCACCCCCCAGACACCTGCCCCTGGCATGGGCGGAGCCGGTCCGCCGCCTCCGCCGGCACCGCCCACCGGGATCAGTGCCACCCCGGGAGCTCCGATCCCGCAGGAGACCTCGGCCATCAACGCCCCCGGTGGGCCACCAGCAGCGCCAGCCGCCGTTACCGCGTCGGCCAGCACGGTGAGCAGGTTCTTCCTCGCCAACGCCACGGTCCTGCGAGCCATGGAGCTGGCTGGCAAGAAGCTGGCCGGCAATGTGAACCGGTCGCTGTGCACTCAGTTCAACATCCAGCCGCACGAGCTACACACCAAGATCCATGTCAACGACGAGGAGCACGCCCACAAGCTCCTGGCCGGAGCCTGGGATCACCTCTCACTCCTGGCCGCCCATGTGGACCCAGACATGGACACGACCGCGCTACGCACCGCACTGGATGGGTACTGCACCACGCTCCTGGTACGGGAGAAGCCTCACCACCCTGAGCTTCTGGCCGAGTACCTGCGTCGAATGGGACTGCTGGATGGGGAGTAGGGCATCCGATGAGTCCCGCCTGGAAAGCGTCGTATCGAGCGCACTCCGGCGGTGGCTTGACCGTGCCCGGGAGGCGGTGATGGCCCCGTTCCGCAGTCACAAGATGGTCCCTGACCCGACCGCTGTCTACGCCACGCAGCCGATGTGGGACCGGGAGGTGGACACGATCCTCACCACCATCGGGGAGATTGCGCTGGGCGCCTGGTCGGAGGCCACCGATGTGCCGCCAGTGTCCCGGCATGCCTTCGTCGTGGCCTACCTGGCTGACGTCCGGAACCTGTTGGTGCGGATCCCGGATGAAGTGGCCAACCTGATCTTTGCTGAGCTGACCGACGGTATCAACGCTGGTGAGTCTCTAGATCAGCTCGCTGACAGAGTCGATCGTGTCTTGTCCTACACGGGTAGCGATCGGTGGCCGGGACGGGCGCACACCATCGCTGTCACTGAGGTAACCCGAGCCTATGGGGCCGGGACTATGGCCGCCGGTATCGAACAGTCTCGAATCACCGGAAGGGTCTTGAACAAGACCTGGCGTACGGAGCAAGATCAGCGTGTACGTCCATGTCACCAGGCTGCCAACAACCAGACCGTCCCCATCTTTATGCCGTTCCAGGTCTGCGATGAGCCGCTCATGTTCCCGGGAGACCCGAGCGGGAGCCCAGACAATGTCATCGGCTGTCGGTGCGATGTGGCCATCAGAAACGAGGAGGGGCGCTAATGGTCGATCCGAACCCCGGGCGGGGCATGCCGCTCCAGCTCCAACGTTACTGGTTGGCCGGTAAAGGTGCTGCCAAGATTCGGTGGGGTCTGCCCCACGACTTCGATCGGTGCGTGCGCAACCTCCGCAAGTACTTCCCCAAGAACCCACAGGGTCTGTGCAACATCCTGCACCAGAAGGCAGTCGGGGCCCCCCCCGGCAAAGGTCACGGGCACAGCCTGACCGCCTCGATGGTGGCCACTGATGAGCTGGAGGCTCTGACCGCTGCCCAGGAACTCATCGACAAGCAGCCATATCTGGGTGCGTACCTGTGGGCCGGACCGCTAGCACCGATTGGGAAACCGACTGGGGAGCCGCGCCGCACCCGGGTGTTCGAGCCTGGAGCCCTCACCCATCGAATGCTGCCGTTGCCCCTGGACTGGCGGGAGAAGACCGGTCAGGGCCACGACGGGGCGGTCACCGTGGGGCGGATCCTCGGCCTGACCTACGGACCAGACCACACCGGCCAGGACTATGCCTGGGGGTGGGGAGACTATCTCGACGAAGAGACCTTCAACGACGCCAAGAAGGCCAGGATCCTGGCTGAAGGTGGTGTGGCCGGGCCGTCCCTGGACCCCGGTGGCAAGGTCAACGTCACGGTCAACCCCGAGACCGGCTTCGAGCACATGACCCTGTACGCCATCGGTGGCGCCACCCTGGTGTCGATCCCAGCGTTCGCGGCCCTGCGCCAGACCGTGTTCAACAACGATGGAGACTGGCCTGATGACGACCCGGATATGGCCCTCCCAACCGATGACGACTGTGGCTGTGCGGGTTCCGCCGGAGGAAGCAAGCCCCTGGGTGGCTACATGGCACTGGGTGCGGAGACAGAGACGTTCGCGGTTAACTCCACGGGGTGGCGCGGACTACCCCTCGCTCCTCGTGACGCGCTTTTCGACAATGATGACGCGGTCAAAAGGATCGCTGCCTGGGCCAATGCGGGTGGACAAGGTCCGGATGTCAATAAGCTTCGCCGGGCCTTCATGTGGTACAACCCCCAGCTCTCGGCGACAGACCCGACCTCGTATCGGCTACCGGTAGGGGACGTCATCAACGGCCGCCTCACGATGGTGTACCACGCCATCTATGCGGCGGCGGCGCTGCTTTCTGGTGCCCACGGTGGTCTCCCTGGCATCGACGAAAAGGACCGGGGGGAACTGCGGAACGTCATCTCCTCTATTTACCCGGAGATGGCCACCGCATACGGTGACAGCACTATCCGGGCCCCGTGGGACCGGTCCGCACAGGAGGGAGTACAGCTCGCTATGGCGACACAGGAGCCGTACGGGGACGTGGCCTACGCGGACCCGGGCTACCGAGACAGCAAGAAGCGCTACCCCATCGACACGCCAGAGCACATCCGGGCGGCGTGGGCGTACATCAATGTCCCGAAGAACGCTGGGGAGTACGACTCGACCCAGCTCGCCAAGATAAAGGCTCGGATCATGGCTGCTGCCAAGAAGAACGGTGTGGAGATCCAGGGCACCGAAAACCCCCAGGCATCCATCGAGTACGCCACCACCGGTGAGGGCTACCCGCTGGAGCCTCCAGCCGCTTGGTTCAGCGACCCTGGCCTGGACCGCAAGACCAAACTCACCGTCACCGAAGAGGGTCGCGTCTACGGCCACCTGGCGGCCTGGAACGAGTGCCACCGCGACGTCACCATGCGGGAGTGTGTGATGGCCCCGCACTCGGAGCAGGACTACGCACCGTTCCACCTGGGTGCTGTATACACCGCTGAGGGTGACCTCATCGACGTTGGCAAGATCGTCCAGGACACGCGCCACGCCTCGATCAACCTCGGGTATGCGGCGGCGGCCCTTCACTACGACAACACCGGGGACGAGATCGCAGTGGTCCGGGCCGGGGAAGACCAGTTCGGCATCTGGGTGGCCGGCTCCGTGGTCCCGGAGGCCACCAAGAAGAGAGTGGCCAAGCTGCGTCGCTCGCCACTATCAGGGGACTGGCGTCGGGAGAAGGGCTCCCTGGAGCTGACCGCCGCCCTGGCTGTCAACGCCCCCGCGTTCCCGGTGTATGCAATGGAGAACGAGGAGCGCCTGGCCCTGGTGGCGGCTGGGTCGGTGTGGGATGACGACCCGGACGAGGTCTTCACTGCCCCGGTCGAGCCTCCACCGACCGGGATTGTGGCGGCCGTGGCTCGGGCAGTGGAGGAGTACGAGAACAACGACCGGGCCCAGCGTCTTTCGGAGCTGCTGGAAGATGAGGAGATCTATGCGTCCCGAACCCGGGCAGACCGACTCCAGCGGCTATTCGCCATGGACCCTGCTGCCGCTCCCGCACCTACACCAGCGCCTGCCGCTGCGGCGGTTGCTCTAGTTCCAGCTGCTCCGCCAGTCTCAGGAGCCGCCGCACCGGCCATGGCAGCCCAACCGGCCGAAGACCCCACCGCCGTAGCGCTGGCTGAGCAGATGAATGCCCGGTTCGCGGTGGTCCCTGAGGCCGGCACCGAGCCGGTACAGCCAGCCACTGAGGCTCCCGTCACCGCGCCGGCCCCTGCTGCTCCTGCCGCACCAGCGCCAGCCGCCGCTCCACCACCGACGCAGTAGGGATGACACGTGGCCGGTATCGGTGACGCATGGGGAACGAGGGAGGAACTACTCCACCCTCGTGACAAGCATGGTCGCTTCCGTACGAAATGGAAGATGCCAGAAGGGGTGGTCAACCGGATCACCTCATTCCTGGCTGGCTTCCGGCCACGTACCTTTCAGTCCGACAACCAGGCTTCTCAATACAACCAGAACCTGGCCACCAAAAAGCGTCTGAGTCTTGGTGAGCTGGCCCGTCTCCACGCAGACTACGGACCGGCTGAAGAAGATCTACGTGACGGCATCATCGATGAGCCGTCGACGAAGAAGTTCGTGGCCATGATGGACAGTCATGCCGTTGACCTACCTGACGATGTCATCGTGTCCCGTGTCGTTGGCCCCGATGCGTTCGGTCTCACCCCCGAGACGATGCACGCCGAAGACGGTGGTCTGACTGACTTCACCGGGAAGCTCATTGCGGACCGTGGGTACTCGGCTGTCAACCTGGGCACCCCCCTCGGTGGTGGCTCCGGCCAGATCACCATGTCCATTGCTGTACCGAAAGGCACCAAGGCCACCATCCCCGGTCAGGGTGGCAACGACCGGACCATGTACCTGCAGCGGGACCAGCCATACCGGATCACCAAGGTCAAAGAGGATGGCCGTGGTGGCTTCTACGTCCTGGCCGTGGCTGAGCCTCACACCGCCGGTCAGACTCCGCAACCTCTTGGTGGGCACGTAGGGGCAGGGCGGCCCAAGAACCGAGAGAGCGTCGTACAAGAGGCCCAGCGTGGCCAGGCCAAGTCGATGAAGGCTGAAGGCGATCAGCCGTCAGCGGCTCCGACGCCAGTGGGTGACGGTGGCCAGCCTCAGGCCGACAACACCCCGCAGGCCCAGCAGACCCTCCCCGATGGCACCCAGCCCCGCAACGAACCGGTGGCGGCTGAGTCTATTGGAGGGGGGCCGGCAGCACCTGCGCCTGCTGGAGCACCTCCGGCCCCCCAGGGCAACGTACCGGAGGCTGCCCCGGCGCCACCAACTCCCCAGGTCCCTGGTGTGGGGCCATCTCCCGAAGACGCGGATGTGGCCAAGCTCCGGGGCCGGCGCGAGGCCCGGGCCCGGTTCCAGGCCATCGCTGACCGGGTCCCTCAAGGCAACGCTGGTGCGGAGCTGGCTGAGCTGGTCCACAAGGGTGCCGACAATAAGACCATCGCTGAGCACATCCGGGCCTGGGCCAGTCACCCCTCTATGGATGAGGTCCATAAGGATCAGAAAGACCGCGTACGGCATGAGCTTGAACGGGTCGCTGAGGCGTTCGAGGCAGACAAGCCGACCCTGGGTAAGCAGCGGATGGCCCGTTCCCTGGACCAGTCCAATATCGAGCTGGTTGGAGGTCCACGGGAAGGCAAGCTCACTCACCGGGAGCAGCGCGCCGGGAAGGTGGTGCAGTTCGACGAGACCCTCATGGATCCGGTGGGAGACATCCCGGAGAGTGGGAAGGTTCAGGTCATCCGGCCAGCAGTGGTGTACCACCCCAACGGTCCCGGCCCCAATGCCGTAGACAACCAGGTGGTGCTGGAGAAGGCGCAGGTAACCGGGGCTATCGCAAAGAAGGCCGCCGGGAAGGCACCGTCCGCACCTGCCGTGAAGAAGGTGGCACCGTCAACAGCTGAGAAGACCGCAACTCCAGGTCCAGGCAGGGTCGCAGTCGGAGAACAGTCTTTCGCTAAGAAGACCGCACCCCCTGCGGTGATGAAGAGGACCGCAGAGCCGGCGGTTAAGAAGGCTGCCGCACCAGCGGTTAAGGCCGCCGCGCCGAAGAAGACAGTCGCGAAGAAGGCGGGGGCCAAGGAACTGCCACCTGGTGCCGCCATCGCCCAGGTCCCGGCCAACATCACCGACGACAAGCTGAACGACGACCAGATTCAGCGGTGGAAGGATGCCACCGGGGATAACCCGTCGTTGCCTGATCTCCACAAGACCATGCTCGACATGACGGCGGAGCAGGTACGTAAGAAGGAGATCAGCAAGCAGGAGGGTGCCCAACAGCTCCGGGATCTGGCCAAAGACCGCAGCACTCCCGCCGATGACTTCCTTCGCAAGGTCGCGGACATCATCGAGGCTGGCCCTGAGGCGAAGAAGGCGCGGGCTCCTCGTAAGGCTGCCGTCAAGAAGGCCGCCGCACCAGGCGCTCCTACTCCAGAGGCGGGTGGGGCCGCTGACATCGACAAGATGACGAAGGCTCAACTCCTGGAGCACGCCAAGACTGTCCAGGCTGACGTTCGTGGCTCGTGGACCAAGGACAAGATCAAGGCTGCGATCCAGCAGGCCGAGAAGGCTGGTCCGGTAGAGGCTGGGTCCCCACTCGGCAAAGAGCAGCGCATACAGGAGCTGATCGGCAAGAACCCCACCGTCGCGGACCTGAAGCAGTACGCCAAGGACCATGACATCCATGTGGGCAAGGCTCGGCCCCTGAAGGCTGACCTCGTCGATGCGATCCTGGAGGGTCGTAAGGCACCAACGCCTGAGCCGGCCAAGGTGGCCAAAGCTGCCGCACCTTCAGTCACAGCAGTCAAGAAGGCTGCCGCACCACTGAAGGTTGGGAAGCCGAACGTCACTGAGGACGCAGTAGTCACGATGCTCCTCCAGAAGACCGAGCGGTTCCCAGGTCTACGGGAAGACGTCCTCAAAGATGTCTCTCCCGAGGACCGCAAGCTCATCGAGGAAGCTGAGGTTCGACACAAGGCCCGGATGGAGGGGATAGCCGCAAAGAAAGCGGCCAAAGCTGCTACTCCAGCCAAGAAAGCCGCTCCGGCTAAGAAGGCCGCTCCAGCCAACCCTGAAGATGCTGCCCGAGCTCGGCAGAAAGTCATCGACGATACTCGGCAGAAGGCCGATGTCCTGGGCCAGATCCACCAGCTCCTCAATGACGGCCAGGACGACCCGGCGGTCTTCCAGCACCGCGCCGACGCGGCAGGCAAGATCCTCAGTGATGAGCCTGACCTCCTCGATGCGGTCCGGTCTGGTGACCACGCCAGGATCAACGCTGAGCTGACCAAGACGGAGAAGAAGCTCGGCCTGCAGCGGTCGAGCACCGGAGCCCAGGGGTTCAAAGGCTCTGAGCACGAAGCCGCTGGTGGTGGTATCGCCCCCGGGGATCAGGTGGATGTCCTCCGTCCTGGCTACAGCTTCGAGCACGACGGCGAGAAGATCCAGCTGACCAAGGCGAAGGTCATCGGGGCAGAGAAGCCGGCGCCGGCCAAGAAGGCTGAGCCGCGAATAAAGATCGCCGAGGCTCCGAAGTCAAACGTTCCCCTGGACAACGAGCGGTCCAGTGAGTTTAAGAAGGCCTGGATCGATGCTGGGATCCATGCTCCGAAAGGACAGCAGAACGCTGACCTGAACAAGGCCTTCACCGATCTCCGTGCTGGCCGGATGTCGCCTGACGAGGCTGTCACCTTCCTGGAAGACCGGATCGCCTTCCACAAGATCGAGGCTGGTCAGTACGAGGCTACCCTCCGCGAGCCGATGGAACCCATCAAGCGTCGGGCCACCAGGGAACGTCTTGAGGTTCTCCAGGAGGGCATCGACGCCCAGGAGAAGGCCTCCAAGTTCCTGCGCCAGCACTTCAGCGAAGAGGCTCCTGTTTCGGTTAAAGAAATCAAACTTGAGCTTGATCCGAAGCATTTTAAGGAACTGCAGGATACCGCTCCGGAAGAACTGAAGAGGCAGGCTAGAGAGGCCGGTTTCGCTGACGTCAAGGGTGACACCAACGAAGAGATAGTCACTGACCTGGCACGCAAGATTGTGGACCAGAAGCGTGCTGAGAAGGCAACCAAGAAGGCTGTCAAGAAAGCAGAGCCGGCCAAACCTCCAGAGATCAAGCCGTTCAGTGATCCGCAGAAGGTCGATGCCCGCATCGTTGGTTCCGGGATCGACTTCACACCTGAAGACGAGGAACTCCTCGGCACCGTACAGAAGATGCTCGATGACGAGAAGAGGCCATCGCTAGCGGAGGTAGGTCGTTACGTCGAGGGTCGTGCCAATGGTGCTGGTGGTCCGGCATACCGAGCGGCCACTCTTCGTGCAGCTGGAGGTTCAGAACCTGACGCAGCGAAGCTGGTCGAGCAGGGTCATCGGTGGCAGGAACTGGCCGACCGCCTTAAGAAGATGCGTCGACCCCCGGTTAAGAAGGCCGCCGCTCCTGGTACTCCTGA